TCAGCGGATGGCGCGGGTTGCCGAAAGGCGGCCGTAAAGCGCGATGAGGCCGCCAATTCCGCCAGCCACCGTCACCAGCCCCTCCGCCAGCTCGCCCTGCAGGCCTGCGGGCAGGTTAAGACCGGCGATGCTGAAAAGCGGTGCGAAAACCGCGATCAGCGCCCCCCAGATCGTGCGCGATTGATACCATGGCTTGGTAGTGTCCATAATCTCGTCCTTTGCGTTGTTTTTCAGGCAGTTGTCAGAGCGGGAGAAGGGCTTGCGCCGCCACTCCCGAGGGCACCGCGCGGCCGAGCTGGCGGACACGCACGGAAATGTGATCCCGCAATGCCGGGAAATCTGTGAGTTCATCGGTGGCGGGGTACAACCAGAAGGGTCCGGAGACCTCTACCGTGCGTCGCACGGCCTCGCCGTCCAGCACCTCCACGCGGTAACGCTCGAAAGGCTCGTCCAGCAGTATCTCCGTGGCGTCCCAGCCATCGGCCTCTGTCCACCCCCGGCGCATCCAGCGCAGCAGAACGCCGTCCCTGCGTCGCTCGCCGGAAAGATGCACCGGCGCAAGCGGCGTCTGCGCCCGCAAGCCGCCCTCGAAGGCGAAAGGCCCGGCGGGAGCACCGACCTTTCCTGCGGCTTCAGCGATCCAGTTCAGGCGGCGTCCGCACTCGCTCGCGGCAAGGCCGAGCGGCTTTACCGCCGCATCCAGCACCACGACCGCGCTGCCGATGGCCGCGCCTGCGGCAAGTGCATCTTCCGTGCCGCCAAGCCCACGCAGCAGGGCGGAAAGCCGCCAGCGAGAGGGCGCGATTTCATCGGCCCGCGCAAAAGCGACGATCTCCCAGACACCGTTTGCGGCCCTGACCGCGATGCGGTTCTCACCGTTCAGCACCGAAAGTTCCTCAACCGAGGAAAGCTCGCCGGAGGGCAGATCGATCAGGACGGTGTTTTTGCGGTCGAAACGGCCGGACGGACCAGGCGTCAGAGGCATCGTCAGCGCACCAATCATCGCGGGCCGGTCGAGCACGACGCGTTGGCGATAGCCTTCCGCACCCGGCGAAGCGGAGACGAGAACCGGCCGCCAGGGCCTCGCAAAAACTGCGATCCGCGCCGAATCTTCCGGCGCGGGGCCGTCATGGCGCGGCAGGTCGAGAAACAGCACCTCCGGGGCAAAACCTTCCGTGCCGGTTCCGCCACCCGTGCGCCGTTCATCCGCAGCGCCTGCGAAAACGGAGAGGGCAGCGGAAAAGGCGCGTGCCTCCACCTGACGCACATTGCCGTCTTCGATCCGGCTGACCAGAAACCGTCCTGCCGGAGCTTCCGCAAAAACGCCTTGCGGAAGGCGGATGCAATCGCCGGGTTCCAGAGCGATATCTCCAGGCGGCAGGGCAAAGCGCAAGCTGCGCCGCGCCTGCCGGTTGTCGCGCAACAGGGCCTCAGCCGCCGCTTCCGCCGTTTCCGCCGAGAGGGCAGCGTTGAGATCGAGCCGCATCACCCGGCTACCGGCATCATCGATGCGACGCGAACGCACGCTGGCCTGCTCGTAATCAAGCGCGGGATTGAATGAGGTCAGCACGACTTCAGCCGCGAAATCGCTGTCATGGCCGCGATTTTCCGACCATAGCGGCTCGTCCTCCAGATCGGCGACCAAGGCCACGTCACGAAGGGGCAGCGCCGCCGAGTTGCGGGAACGGAAGCGCAGGGTTCCGCCATCTTCAGTGGCATCCACCTGAAACGCGGCCATCAACGGTTCCAGCAGGTTGCGGGCGGAAGTGACGTCGCCCTGCACATAACCGGTCAGGTCGCCGCTGACGGCGGAGACGTCGAAACCGGAAAAGCCGTGATCGGTGAGGATTGTCGCAATCGTATCCGCAAGCGTCGCGGTTCCCAGCCTCCCGTTCAGCCAATGGCCGGTGCGCCAGTTTGCGCCGTCGCTCCAGACCGCTCCATTCTGCGGAAAGGCCGGAAAAGGCCGCGCATCCCAGGTCCACAGGTAAACCCGGTTCCTGTCCACCATCGCGGCATCGCCTTCGCCCGTCCAATGCTCAAGATGTGCTTCCAGAAACCGCCGCTGCTGGCTGTCGGTGCGGCCCCTGCGGGAAAAATGGGGAAAGGCGTTTTCCGCCGATTTCGGATCGGGAAAGACATTCGGGCGCGTCGCACTCTTGTCTACCGCCGGGCAGCCGAGTTCGGTGAACCAGACCGGCTTCGATCCCGGAACCCATGCGGTCGGTGTGGTTTTCTCTGCGCCCTTCACCCGCTCGTAGTGGGCGTTCAGCCACCAGTTTCCGATGTCCTTGTAACGGAACACCCATGGCTTGCCCTTCAGCCCATCGGTGATGGCCGTGCGCCGCCGCGCCACGCGATCCGCGTCGCTGGCGTAATACCAGTCGAAGCCTTCGCCTGCCGTCATCGCACGGTGGAAGGCGCCAGCATCGTCCGGGCCGCTCATGCCATCAGGATTGCCGTTTGCGACGTCCTCATCGCGCCAGTCGGAAAGCGGCATGTAATTGTCGATACCGACGGCATCGATATCGGGGCTCGCCCACAGAGGATCGAGATTGAAGAACACGTCGCCCGAACCGTCCGCCGGCTGGTAGCCGAAATATTCGCTCCAGTCCGCGCCATAGGTCAGTTTCGTCTCCGGCCCGACAACGGCGCGCACGTCCGCCGCCAGTCGCACCAGTTCCTCCACGAAAGGAAAGGCATCGTTGCGGTCGCGCAGGCCTGTCAGGCCGCGAAGCTCCGAACCGATCAGGAAGGCGTCAACGCCGCCCGCTTCTGCCGCCAGCGCCGCGTAATGCAGCACCATGCGGCGATATCCTTCTTCGCGGTTGCAGAAGGTGGAAATTTCCGCCCGTGCTGCCTCGCTGCGGTCGGGCGAACCTGCCCTACCGGGGGCCGGAAAACAGGTGATGCGCCCGCGCCAGCCATAGGCGTCCTGCTCGCCTTTGCCATAGGGGTCGGGCAGGCCGTTGCTGGCCGGCACATCCATCATCACGAAGGGATAAAGGCAGACCTTCAGCCCACGCGCCTTGAGGTCGGCTATCGCCTGCACCACGCTCGCATCATCCGGCGTGCCGCCATAGGCCGGTCCGCCATCGTGGTGGCTTACCAGATGCGCCTCCCCACGTGAAAGGCCGGCGACGGACCACGGGGCGCTTTCCCGGTCGCGGTCGGCCACTTCCACGCCCGGCAGAATGCGGCATTCGCCCGCCCGCATGTCAGTGCCGAACCAGCTCACCACAAGGGCCACATTGCGAAGGTTGGGGCAAAGCGCCTGCAATTCGTCGATGGCCGCCTGCCAGTCGGTCGAAGCCGTAAGACCGTTGCGGTTCATGATGCGGCTTTCACCCAGGCCGGTACGTTCGGAAACCTGCGCCGTGGCGTAGCCGTGTTCCGTCGCACCGGGGATGATGGTGATGGCGCGGATGGTTTTTTCCAGCCTTCCGACCGGCCGCACCACCTCGAACTGCATGAGCGGAATGCGATTGCCATAGCTGTCGAGCGGCAGGCGTTCGAACACGACATAGGCCAGCCCCCGGAAAGCCGACGCGTTGCCCGCGCCCTGTTTCGCCTCGATCAACGGATCGGGCAGCTGGGTTTCGCTGCCGGGATAAAAGCGCATCTCGATGTCTGTCAGGTCCAGTTCCCGCCCATCGGCCCAGACGCGCCGCACCATGGCCGCTTCGCCTTCGGATAGCCCGACGGCAAGATTGGCGAAGTATCGATAGGTTTCCACCTTCGGGCCGCGATTGCCCTTGCCGCCGCGGCGCTCCACCTCCACGCTTTCCTCGAAGCGCGTCGCCCAGATGAGCGTGCCGCCAATCCTCGCCGTGCCGTAAAGCCGGTTGATGGCGGCGCCCTCGTCAGCACCGGGAATCCGCGCCGTCGAAAGCCTTGCGCCCGACACCGTCCGCCCGTTCGAAAGCAACGCACGGTCGACGGCATTGCCCGCCAGCGCACCGGCCGCGCGGCCGATAACGGCTCCTAGAGGGCCGAAAACGCCGCCGAGTGCTGCGCCCGCCGCCTGAAAGATAATGGTCGCCATGGGTCGCCTCGGAAAATATCAGGGATCGGGAAAACGGAAGACGCCGGCAATGCGCCGCTTCCAGCCCGGAACGAGGGCGGAGCGCACCACCGCCGCCTGTTCATAGGCGTGGATGAAATGTTGCTGTCCGGCGAAGATGCCGAGATGTTTCGCCGCCGCGTCGCGCCGCCAGCGGAACAGCAGAACGTCGCCCGGCATCGCTTCGTCCATGTCGCGCACGGTCGCGAAATAGCGCTTCGCCGCCGCCATCAGCCGGTCTTCGCCGCCGCGCTCCGCCCAATCAGGCGCATAGGGCGGTGGCAGTTCGGGTTCTTCGCCATAAAGCGTGCGCCAGATGCCCCTGACGAGGCCGAGGCAATCGCAGCCGACGCCCTGCAATGACGCCTGATGCCGGTAGGGTGTGCCAATCCAGCCTTGCGCCAGCGCCAGCACTCTTTCTCCAGTCCCGTTCATGGAAACAACGCCTTGCCATCATGGGTCTGGCTGCCGCTGGCGTAGGAATAGGCGAAGTCCGCGCCCGGCAGATGCGGAAAGCCGCGAAAGTTCAGATGATTGGCGAATTTCGCCTTGCAGGTCGCAAAGCTCTTGTCGCATCCGGCCGTGACTTCGAAAACGTCACCCGTTGACGGCGCCTGTTCCGGGGCCAACCAGAAGGACAGAAGCGTGTCGCCACCGCGCTTCTCGTGCCCATCGAGATCGAAACTCTTGCCGGTGAGCCGTCCGCTCAGGAACCTCATCTTGCCCCGACTGAAGAAACCGTCCGTGAAAGCCTCAAGCCCTGTCGCCAGCAGATTGCCCGCCGTATCTACGCCCGTAACCTTGCCGCCGCCGGTAAACCGTGCCAGATCGACGCCGCAGCGCCTGTCGCCAAGTGCGGCATCGCAGCGCCGCCCATAGACCCTGCCCTGCGGCTGGCCGAGGCGATGCGCGATGCTGCGCAGCTCGGCGCGAAACGCTCCGCCCGCCCGTGTCACCTCGCCGATTTCCCGCATGTTCAGCAACAGATGTTGTTCGGGCGCCTGCCAGTTGACGAGGAACAGCGCCACCTGTGCGCCATCGAAACGCCCGGCAGCGAGATCGTTTTCCGAAATCGCCTCGCTGGAAAAACCGCCCGTCACCTCGCCCGCACTCGCGCCCAGCCCAACCTCGCTGTCGCCATCGCTCGCCCCAAAGCCGCTCGCGGCCAGATAGGCCGTGCCGCCGAAGGACAGGGTCTCGTCATGGTCGGTGAAGCCGATCACCACGCCGTCCTTCAGCGTCACCTTCCAGCAATGGCAGGTGGTGGTGGCGTCGCCTTCCAGATGTTCGGCAAGGGCGGGAGGAATTGTCTTCATGGCAGGATTTCCATCAGCGGAATGGAGGGAATACGCCCCGCCTCGAAGGCGGTCAGGTTCACGTCGATGCGATCGATCGCGAACCGCACCGGCACGTCGAATTCGTAACCGGCGCGGATGGCTGCGCCGGCAGGCGGCACCTGCCCAGCGCGAAATGTCACCATGCCGGTCGCATGATCGACCGAAAAATCCGCTGGCGAGGCTTTCACCCCCGCTATGGAAACGACGACAGAACCCTCGATCGGCTTTTCCACCCGCCGGGTGAAGGCGCCGCCCGCATCGGCATAGGTCTTCAACAGCTGAAAACTTACAGTCATGCCATCGCCGGTGCCGATCCGCTGGTCGGCGGCGGCGGGTGTCGTGCCCGGGGGGCAGGATTTGAAATCCACCGGATCGCGAAAACGGAAGCCGTAAAGTTCGCCGCGACGCGCCTCGAAAAAGGAAAGCACCTCGTAAAGATCGGCGACGGAGCGGATGCCGGATCCGGCGTCATAGGCGCGTCTGGCATTCTTCCAGCGCTGATTGCGGTTCTCCCGCCCGTTGGAAAGGTTGACGATATCGGTCCGTCTCACCGGCCCGCCGCTGGTGCCGAGCGCAAGTCTCAGCGGAAACCGCACTTCATGAAATGCCGCCATGTCGTTGTTCCACGAATCTTTTTGCTGTGTTGGGAAACACGTCGCGCGCCCGAAGGGGCATGCAGCGCCTCACAATCCGCGCTGGCCGCGCCCGACACTGCGGGCGAGCATGGCGGCAATCTGGCCTTCGCTTTTCCTGAAGCTCGCCGCATCGGTCGCAGTCACGTTGAAGACGATCTGCGCGCCGCCGCCGCCTGCGGGTGCAGCAACACCCAGAGCGCCATCCGAACCGCGTTTCAGCGGCAGGATGGCCTCCGCGCCCGCCTCGCCCATCAGGCCTAGCCCAGCCCCCATCGGGAAGAAGGCGGGGCTGGAGACGACGCCGCCATCCGCAAAAGGCGTGATACTGCGTCCCGGCACCCCGCCATCGGCGTAGGCAAACAGCGAACCACCACCATTCAAAAGCCCACCGACGGCATTGCCGATCATACTCTCCAGCGGCTTCAGGCCGGCAGAAAGCGCCATGCCGGAGAGCTTTTGTCCAAGCCCGCGCAACACATCGTCCAGCCCTTTACCGCCCGTCGTCGCCGCCTGCATGGCGGAGGTCAGCGCCGCCCCGAACCGCTCGGAGCGCCGTTCGAGATCGCCCATCACATCCGCGAGCGCTTCCGCCTCCTCGCGGCTCTCCGCAATCGATCCTTCGCCTGCCATCGCGCTTGCCTTTCTGATTCAAAACGGAGCCGTATATTTTTGAATTGCTTCGTGGTTTTCACGGAAAAATGCGCCTCCAAAAGAGGAAGCCACAGATCACCCATCCGGAAACAGCCGTATCATCGCCTCCATCGCCGGACGGTCGATGGTGCTGGAAATGGCGCGTGTGCCGCCCGTCATCGCGAAGAATTCCCTTGGCGTCAGCCGCCAGAAGGTTTCGGAGGAAAGCCGCAGCAGGCAGAAGCCGGTGTGGATCACCGCCTCCCAGGGGAAAGGACGCGGTGTCACACTCCCCGCCTCGCCTGCTGCGGCGCTTAGGGGTCCGGCGGCGTCTGCCCTTTCGGACCGGCGAAAGTCGTGGTCAGAAGATCGGCGACGATTGCGGCGTGGCCGGCGATGCCCCCCTCGACGGTGGTGGCGGCGACATCCTCATCGGAAAACACATTGCCCGCGCCGCGCAGACCCGCGCCGATCACCCGGATCATATCCGCCGCCTTCATGCGCCCGCTTGCGAAACGTTCGGCAAGCGCGGTCAGATCATCGGCCTGAAAGGCGGTTTCGAGTTCGGCAAGCGCGCCGAGCGTCAGGCACAGAATGCGCCGCTCCCCGTCGATCAGCGCCTCGATCTCGCCGCGATGACGGTTGGCTCGCCCGTAACGCAATCCCTGCGGCATCAGATCGCTCCGAAGGTGAGGAGACCGGCCGATTCCAGCGCGATCTCGAATTGCACTTCTCCATCATGGCGGCCGGAATATTCGAGCGCGACGATCTGAAACGGCCCCGTGACGGTGCCGAAATCGGGAATGACAATCTGCCAACCCGGAATTGTGCCGGCGAAAAACGCGCCGCGTACCAGCGCATCGCTTACCAGGTCCTTGAAGATGCCGGAAGCCGTCAGCGACGCCCGCTGCACGCCGGCACCGGCCAGCAATTCTCGCCAGCGCCCAGCACTTTCACCGTCCGTTATGTCCACGGCCTGGGCGTTGAACGCCAGCCGCTTGGTTCTCAGCCCCGCCACAGTCGTGTAGGCACCGGAATTGTTGATCTTCAGCAGCAGGTCCTTGCCCTTTTGCGCCACCATTCGTGTTCTCCTTGTTGTCTCGATTGATGTTGCCGCCCTGCTAAAGGCCTGCTACCAATAGCTTTCCAGCCCCTCGCACCGTCGATTTTCCTCATGTCCGATGCCGCCCCTCCCACGTCTCGTGCGCGCCTTATCAGCGTGCTTGCGGTTGGGCAGGTCGTCAGCTGGGGCACCTGTTTCGACATGCTGGGCCTGCTCGGACCCAGGATCGGCCAGGAACTGGCAATCACGAACGAGATCGTTTTTGCCGGCCTTACCGTCATGATGACGATAAGCGCGCTGTGCGGACCGCTTCTGGGAAGAACTCTCGTGCGCCACGGCGCAGCACCCGTCCTTGTGGCGGGTTCGTTGCTCTTCACCGCCGGTTTTATCGTGCTGGCCTTTGCAGGCGGCGTAACAAGCTATGTCCTCGGCTGGGTCGTGATGGGTTTTGCCGCAGCCTGCGGCCTGACGACGGCTGCCCACACCGCCGTGGTGGAGCGTGTCGGTGCTGAAAGCGGACGGTCGCTGACGCTTCTGATGTTGTTTACCGGGCTTTCGGCGGCGATTTTTCTGCCCGTCACAGCATTCGCAAATCAGCACTTCGGCTGGCGCAGCATCCTTTTCGGGTATGCCTGTCTGCAATTTTTCGTTCTTCTGCCTCTTTACGTCTTTGCTCTTCCCGGGCGACCGGCGCGCAGAGTGGCGAAGCCGAAGGACGCAACCGCCATTTCACCGGCGCCTGCCGATACACGACGCGCCTTTGTGCTTCTGGCGGCAATGACGACGATCAGCGCCTTCACGACCTTCGGCCTGTCTCCGCTCCTGCCCTTGCTGCTGGTGCAGGCGGGCGCTTCGCAATCGCTTGCCGTGCAGCTGGCGGCCGTGCGCAGCATACTTGCCATCACGGCGCGCGGGCTGGATTTTCTGCTCGGAAAACACGGAGGCCCTTTCGTCACCGCCGTGATCGGCTTCTGTCTGCTGCTCGTGTCCTTCATCCTGCTGATCGTTTTTGCCCCGGCCATGCCCGCTTTCATCGGCTTCATCGTTTTCTTCGGCTTTGGCGCTGGCGTGCTCACCGTCAGCCGGGCCGTATTGCCGCTGGCGGTATTTTCCCCGGAGCAATACGGCCTTCAGGCCGCGCGCATTTCCCTGCCGCAGAACCTTGCCATTGCCGTGGCCCCCGTCATTTTCACGCTGGCGCTGGATCGTGGCGGGGTATCGGCCATGCTGACCATCGCCGCCGTGCTGATCGGCATTTCGTTTCTGCTGCTGGTCATCCTCTGGAGAGCCGTGCGCAAACAGGCTTCCTGAGCCGGCCCTATTCCGTCACCGCCCTGAAACGCATTTCCGCAAGGAAATTCCGTGTCTTCGGCTCGCGCCGCGAGCGGGTGGAGAGAAATTGCAGATTGACGAGCGAGACGCCGGCGAGCGGAAGGGCTGCGTCGTCGAGCAGGATTTTCACCCGCTCGGCGATTTCCTCCGCGCGTTTGCGGCCATTGGCATCACCCCAGATTTGAAGCGACAGAAAATGCTCCTCGGCCTTTTCCGTCGCCGTCGAATAATCGCGGCTTTCGAGATCGCCGATGACGATTGACGGCAAGAGCCCACGCGACAAAAGCCGATCAACGACGCCACCGGGGGTGAGCGCCACCAGCGCGGCGTCCCCGGCAAGCCTTGTGAAAATTGCCTTTAAAAGCGGGTTTGCGGCGCTCACGGGCTTTCCTCCTCGCAGCGGCAGACGATGAAGCGGCCGGTTTCGTCCGGGTCCATCACGGTGCGGATCGCCAGAATACGCCGGCCCTTGCGAAAGCGCATGCCGGCGGCGATATCGCTGCGCCAGGCCAGCCAGACGCGGTGGGTTATCGTCACGCCCTCGGCGGAGGCCCGTTCGTGGGACGTATCGGACACGGGTTCGATCGCGGCCCAGAGCGAGCGCAGGACATTCCAGCTTTCCGCAGCACCGCCCTGCCCGTCCGGCGTTTGCATGCGCACGTCCAGTTCCAGCCGCGCCGTCAGCTTGCCGGGGTCGAGAAAAACGAGGTTCATGGCTTAAAACCCCACACGGCAGAAAGGCGACACCAGCCGCTCATAACCGGCGGGAACGCCCGCCGGCTGGTTTTCCAGAGCGACGGCGCCACGAAAGGCGAACATCTGGGCCACATGCATCAGCATGGCTCGTTTCAGCGTATCGGGCACATCCGTTCCCGCCTCGCCATAACCGGCAGCGAAGTCGATTTCGATGCCGTTCATCGCCCGCCCAGGCGCTGGCGGATCGCGCAGCCACAGCCTTGCGGGCCGCGCCTCGCCGTCGAGCAATCTGTCGGCGGCGGCGATGTCGGTCGCGCGCCCCTTACCATCGAAAACAACAATCGTTTCGATGGCTTGCACCGGTCCCTTGCCAATCGGAATCACGCCGTTCGGCGGCCATCGGTCGAGATAAAGCCGCCATGTCTGACGTATGAGGCAAAGCCCGGTCGTGCGTTCCAGATGTTCGCGGGCGGTACGGATCAGCGCGGCGAGAAGCGCGTCCTCATCGGCGGTATCGAGACGCAGATGCGCCTTGACCTCGGCAAGCGTCAGCGGCTCCGCCTGCGGCGGATGAATGAGGGCATAGGTCATGGGGTCTCCGGAGAAGATGGCAATCGCGTGAGTGAGTGAGTGGGTGGGTGCCACTTGTTTCTTCTCCCCGAGATGGGAGAAGAAACGGGCCGAGACATCTACCTTCAACTCACCCCGAACTTCACCAGCTTGATCGCCTCGAAGTTCTGCACGCCGCCGCCCACACGTTTGGTGGTGTAGAACAGCACATAGGGTTTCGCCGAATAGGGATCGCGCAGGATGCGGACGCCGGTGCGGTCGACGACGAGGTAGCCGGCGCGGAAATCCCCGAAAGCGATGCCGAAGCTGTTTGCCGTAACGTTCGGCATGTCCTCGGCTTCCATCACCGGGAAGCCCATCAGCGAGGCGGGCTGGCCGGCAGCGGCTGGCGGATGCCAGAGATAGGCGCCGGTCGTGTCCTTGAAGCGGCGCAGCGCCCCTTGCGTCTTGCGGTTCATCACGAAGTTGCCGTTCTGGCGATGGCCGGCCTTCAGCCCATAGACGGCATCCAGCAACACATCCATCGGCCCGGCGGAAGCAAAGCCGCCCGCAACACCAGTCGCGACATAACCGATATTGCCCCAGCTCCAGTTGTCGTTGGTGACGGCCGTATAGGAGAGGAAACCCTTCGGCCTGTTGACGCCGTCGCCGGTGACGAAGGCGGCAGCCTCCTGCTCGGCAAAGGCGATATCCACTTCCGAAGCGATCCAGGCCTCGATATCGACCGCCGCGTCATCCAGCAGACCCTGCGTGGCCGCAGGCATGGCGTAGAGTTCCATGGTCGGGAAGGACAGTTCGGCAAGCTGCGGCGTCGCCGTCTGCGGACGGGCCGCCGTTTCGGAGACCCAGCCGGTTGCCAGTCCGCCGGGCGAAAACGGCTTTTTCAGCACGGCGGTGGACACCTGCCGCACGGTCGCCAGTGATCGGATCGGCGAAATCGCCGTCATGCGGCGGCCGATCTCGCCATCCGTTTCGGTCGGCAGCAGAAAACCGCCATCGGCACCGCTTGATCCGGCAAAGGCCTTGGCCTCCAGATCGCGCAGCGCGCCCTCCTCGCCCCGGCGGATATAGGCCTCGAAGGCGGCCTTGTGCTCATCCAGATCGGTGGAGTGCGCCTGCTTGCGGCCAAGTGCCGGACGCGCCTTCTTGAGCGCCAGATCGTCCATGATCCTGCGGTTGTCATCGAGCGCCTTGTCGATGCGGTCGAGCTTGTCGCGGGTCACGACATCAGCGCCCATCTTGCGCTCAATATCGGCAAGCCGCTGGTCGTTGGTGTCGCGGAAGACCTCGAACGCCTCCATGAATTCGTCGAAGGCCGCCGTCATCGTGTCGGGCACGGCCTTTACCTGCGGCGCGACGGTCATTGCGGCCGGTCTGGTGGTCTGGTCTGTCATGTCGCCATCCTTGTGTCGGAAGTGTTTGTCGGGAAGTCAGCGTTTGAAGGCGGTGTCGAAAAGCGAGCACGCGGCGCGGCGCATGGTGCGCACCAGTTCGGTCTCGCGGTCGCGGAAGAAACGGGCGTGCTTGACGTCGGAGACCCTGGCCGACGGCAGCATCGGAAAGGTCACGACGGAGATTTCCCAGAGATCGGCTTCCAGAATGCGCCTGACGCCGGAACGTGCCGCCTTGCCGGAGCGCCCCTCCTTACTGGAACGCACCGTGCGAAAACCGATGGACAGCCCGTCCAGCGCGCCCGTCTTCATCAGCGAATGCACCTCGCGGGAGCGGGCGACGCCGGGGGCCAGAACGCCCTCGACGTAAAGGCCGCGCTCATCCTCGCGGATGGTGCGCCATGCGCCGATAGGCTCGGCCGGATCGTGCTGATAGAGCATGCGGATGCCGGCCGCGCCGCGTTCCTCGATCGAGCGGCGGAAAGCACCGCGCTCGATCACGTCGCGACCGAGATCGACCTCGCCGAAGACGCTGGCATAACCGGAAAACGTGCCGTCGCCGGATATGCCGCACAGTTCCAGATTGGCGAATTTGCGCGTGGCGGGGCGCGGCCCGCGATAGACGTGCATGGGAAACTCCTGCGATGTGAAGAAAGGGGAGCCGCGTGGAGGTTAAGCGCGCGGACGGGCGTTGTAACGGTCGGCTACGCGCACCAGCAGGCCAAGCCCCCACCAGGCCACCATGCTGGCCGCGGCCGAGCCCGCCACCATGATTTCGCGGCCGGAAAGCGCGCCGGCGATATCAAGCTGCTGCACGATCCACAGGCCGACCGGCCCGCCGAAGATCATGCCGCAGGAGACCCCGGTGATGAAACGGCTCGCCGCTTCGCGTTTGCTTTTCGGCAGGAGATAGACGAGCGACACACCCGCGCCTGCCACGGCACCGGTGATGCGGGCGGCCCAGATGCCGGCCTCATTGGCGAATTCAGACATGGGTAATCATTCCGGTTTAAGATGTGAAAAATCGGACAGACGCGCCGCGTCGTCCTCGGGTCAGTTGCGCACTTTCAAAACGCCGTTTCGCGAGTCTTCAGAATCGCTTGGGCGGCAGACCTCACAAAACGATTCCGCTGGTTCATAAATTGCTCGAAGATGCGATCCGGTACGGCGGCCTCGCCGCCTAGTACCCGACCGCCTCCCGTTTTTCCTCGTCGGTCAGAAACGACGCCGCGCCGATGCGCGTCCACAACGCGTCCCGCTCGCCGGCAAGCCCGGCGACCCTGTCGAGATCCGGCTCCAACCGTAGCCCGGCGCCGAAAATCGGCGACAGCCAACCGCAGAGCCTTGCCGCCGTGCGGTTGACCAGCGGCAGCACGGTGAGGCGATAGAAGGCGCGGTTCGCTTCCTGGTAATTGGCATAGGTATTGTCGCCGGGAATGCCGATCAGCATCGGCGGCACACCGAGCGACAGCGCGATGTCGCGCGCGGCACCGTTGCGTGCTTCCAGAAAATCCATGTCGCGCGGCGAAAGTCCCATCGCCTTCCAGTCAAGCCCGCCTTCCAGAAGCAGCGGCCGGCCCGCATTCATCGCGCCCTGATAACCTTCCTCCAGCTCGCGTTTCAGCCGTTCATACTGCTCGGTGGAAAGATTGCCGCCTTCCTTCGGCTGGTAGACCAGCGCGCCGGAAGGCCGGGCGGAATTGTCGAGCAGGCGCTTGTTCCACTGGCTTGCGGCATTGTGCAGATCGAGAGCGGCCCCCGCAGAGGCGAGCGGCGCGAACCCTGCGCGGTCGTCCAGCGGATGGAAAAGCTTCAGATGCAGCAATCCCAGCCCATCACGATCAGTGGCGATGCGCCTGATGGCACGGCCTTCGGCACGGTAGTCGTAACCCACCGGCCAGCCATCTGCCCCCTCGACGATGCTGACCCGGTCGGGCCGCAGAAGATGCAGTTCGCGCAGGCGCTCGCCGATCAGCAGCGGCTCGACATAGGCGTTTCCGGCCAGCATCAAATGGCCGTAAAGCGCCTCGAAAAAATCCGGCCCGCCCATATGGGCGCTCGGCTTGGCCAGAAGCGTCAGCAGCGGATGATCGCCGATCTCCTCATCGCCATCGTAAAGCAGCCAGCTCACCGACGCCGAGGCTTCCGCCACCATGCGGGCGGCACGGTGCGCCACAGGGTTTTTCATGAAGCCTTCACGGGCAAGTGCGGCATAGGAGCGGCCGGACCAGAAGGCTTGGCCGCCCTGCGCCGCCACCGCCATGAAGCCACCCGTTGCCGTTTTGCGTTCGGGCACGGCTCTGCCATCCGCCGGGCGCCGCCACGGCAGGGAAAACGGAAATCGCAT